AATAAATCTTCTAGTGGTCGATTATGTTTACGATGATGTCGCCACAAATATTTCATAATATTTCCAACATACACTGCGACAGTTCCAGGCATGGAAGCAGTTGCAGAATCAATCGCATCTAAGCATTCTACTTTTCCATGCGTGTAGTGCTGCGGATGGTTTACTCTGTCATCATATTCTGCAAGATCAAAAATATTTTTTTCATTCATTTTTTTTCCAATTTCTGACGTTTTCTCTCCCAGGAAGGGTCAATGTTTTGTGCGATTTGTTTTCTAAATTTATCTCGATTTTTTCTGGCTTGTGCCAAACTAACCTCTGGAAATGTACCTAAAGATAAAAGTTTTTCTCTTCCAAAAATACGATATTTTATTCT